TTGCCAGCAAGTGCAAAAGCATACCTTAACGGTATTCAATATGCACTTGCTGGCAACCAACTTTATGAATTTGAAGTTCATGCCAACTTAAATCTTTCTCAAACCCCCGATACCTCGATCGACTTAAACTTTACATTCTAATTGACCCTCAAACTCAATCCCAGGATTAAGGCCACGTAAGTGGCCTTTTCTTTTTGTATAATACAGGCATGGCAAAATTTAAAGAACCTGCACAATTACATAACCACTCCAAGTATAGCCTTCTAGACGCTGTACCCTCTCCAGAGGAATGGGTGGGATGGTGTCTAGAAACAGGAACTCCAGCGTTGGCTGTAACGGATCATGGCACCGCCATATCCATGTTGGACGCCCTGAAATCGAAAGAGTTTATAGCCAAGTACAACAAGGAGAACAAGACCAACCATCCGTTGGATGCAGTTAGTCTGATCCCCGCTGTTGAACTATACGTCAAGCTTAATGCGGAAGATAAGAGTCACTACCACATTACAACTTGGGCTGCAAGTACTGAGGGTTATTTCAACCTCATGAAACTTGCCTCCATAGCGTACAACGATACCGTAAGTTACTTTGGCTCTGTTAAAGCAAGAGTTAATTTCGAACAGATTAAGCAATATAAGAAGGGTATCAAGTTTGGTACCGGCTGTATTGTTGGTCCTATTGGTCAGGCGATCATGAAGGACCAAGATGTAAAGCTTGCTGAAGAACGCTTCTTGATGTACAAGGAGCTGTTTGGCGATGATCTATATATAGAGTTTCATATCGGTGACGTTACCCACAACTTCAATAAGAAGACTGGCGGGTTTGACCCATTTATGCCGACTCAGGGCAAAGATGAATGTGTCTGCGATGTTAACAAACAACGTGGCTACAACCAGTTCCTAATGCGAATGATAGATAAACATGGTGGGAAATGTATTCCAGTTACGGATGCCCACTTCATAGCTCCTGAAGATAAGATCATACAAGATTGCTTGTTGAAGAATGGTAATTCAAATGGCTGGTATTTCCATGAGTCTTATCATCAAGTTAGAGCTGACGAGATGTTCAAGAAACTCCAGGTTCACCTTGGTGAAGAATGGATGACAGAGAAGCGCTTTGAGGAGTGGATCGATAACACCCATGAAGTAATGAATGCAGCCAAAACAATCGACGTTAAGTTTGACTATCACCTTCCTAAGATAGAAATCCCAGAGATTCTCAAATATAAGAACCCTGACTATAATAAGCAAGTCTATCTATTAATGATGGATAAGATTAAGACCCATGGACGCTGGAACGATAGTCCAGAGTATATCAAACGTTTTAGACAGGAGATAGATGTTGTATGCAAAAACGAGAAGCTAGACTTCTTACCGTACTTTATGATGTACGAGGACATATGTCAGTTTTGCAGAGATCAAGGGTTTCTGACGAATATTGGTCGTGGGTCTGCTGGTGGCAGCTTGTTGAGTTACTACTTGAAGATCATTCACGTCGACCCGATGGAAAAAGGCATAGAACTGCCATTCGAGAGGTTCTTGAGCCACGCTCGTATTCGCGCTGGATCGTTTCCAGATATAGATCTGGATATTCCTGATAGAGCTAGACCTTTCGTAATGAAGTACCTCAAAGAGAAATATAAACTAGGGTTTGCTCAGATTGCAACCTTCAGTAAGATGAAAACCAAGAATGCCATCAAAGATGCTATGTTTGCTATCTATGGCCAGAATGGTAATGATCCTAACGTTAGAATAGTAACAGATACAATTCCAGATTCACCTCAAGGTGTTGACGAGCATGACTTCCTATATGGTTACACCGATAAGGAAGGTAACTATAACCACGGCCAAGTTGAAATTAATAAGCAACTTGCTAACTTCTTTACGGCACGTCCAGAGGTAGAGAAGATGGTTGGGAAGCTTATTGGAACCATCCGAGGATGGTCTCGTCATGCTTCTGCATTCGTTATCTCAACAGTAGACCTTTCAGCTTCTAGAGTTCCAACCATGATAATAGAGGATAAGGAGGCTGGTGAAATCCAGGTCACACAATACGATGCAGGTATGGTTGAGCAATGCGGGCTTGTTAAGGCTGACATCTTGGGTATTAAGACCCTGAGTGCTGTCTCTGACTGCGTCGATCTTGTAAAGAGCACATACAACATTGACCTATTAGATGAAGGCGACAAAGGTCGTGCCCTAATCTATAGGTTGCCTGAAGATCCAGCGATCTATAAAGACTTCTATAATAAGGACACAGATTCATCCTTCCAGTTTAATACTGACGTCGTTAAAGGCTCAGTTACTGACTTTCATCCAATGCAAAGAAGTCACTTGTCAATTATGACGGCCCTACTTCGTCCAGGCGCTACAGATGCTAAGATCAAATTCAATGACGTAAATAAGAGATTATATGCACATTCTCATCCTGAGAATAAGGAAGAAGCGCTAGATATAACAGCTGATAGATTCTATATCGGGGTTAGAAAAGGCGATCTAGAACCACAGTACATTCACCAAGACCTTGAACCCATCCTTAAGGATACGTATGGTGTTATCGTTTACCAAGAGCAGGTCATGGAAGTCCTGGTTAAGTTATGCGGATATACACTTGAAGAAACAGACATCATTCGTTCTGCTATAGCTAAGAAGAAGCACGAAGTTATGATGTCTACGTTTGATAGGATTAGACAGGTAACACAGGCCAATGGATGGACTAAGGAACAGGCAGATGATCTATGTCAAACTATCATGGCCTTCTCTAGGTACTCATTCAATAAAGCCCATTCGCATTCGTATGCTGAGTTAGGATACATTACGATGTATTTGAAACATCATTACGGTATGGAATGGTGGGCATCAATGTTAAACTGCGAGGACAATGCAGAGAAGGTACGAAGGTATGTATCCGTACTCGGTAACAAGATTAAACCTCCATCACTCGCACACCCAACAAACAGATATGAGGTCAAACAAGATTATGGAACTAAATTTATTGTCACTCCCATATCAGCACTTAAAGGTGTTGGTCCCGCTGTTGTGGCAGAACTTACTAGTAAAGGTCCGTTCGTATCTCTAGAGGATTATGTCCTTAGAGTTAACCACAGCAAGGTTAATACGGGTTATATGGCTAGTATCATAAGGGGAAGAGCAGCTGATGATCTTATGGACCTCGATATTATAGAGGAATCATATGGACAAGCTCGTCTTGACTTCATGGCCAAGTACTTGAAGTTAAGAGGTGGTAAGTGCGCTCTGCAAGAGGACCTATTCACTGTCGATCCTCTCACCGTATTTGTAATGGAGAAGGAAACTAACCAAGCCTTTAACAAATCTATGCTAGATGACACAGGTATCCAAGATGTCCTAAAGGCTAAATGGCCAGGACTTAGAGCTACAGGTAATTCAGCAGTACCATTTTACATGGGTGATTTCAAAGTCTTAGCAAACGTTAAGGTTGCTGAGGGCATCATGAAGAAGGGCTACGAAGAAGACTTCGGCATGTTCCTCCTGTATGAGAAGTCAGAGTTTAAGCGTGGCATCTCTAAAAAAGGAAAAGCTTGGACTCGGGTATCAGTGAAGCTGTCAGACGGGTATACTACTCTCGAATGTACGGATTGGGACAGGAAATCTGCTCTCGGTTGGGCTAAGAATTCTCTAGTTTATGTTAGAGGACAACTTAGACCTGGCTTTAAAACAGCAGTTCAAATGACCATATCTGAGATAGTACAAGTAGAATAAATCTTTAAAGGAGATCAAATGGCACGTTATTGTATAGTTGACAAAGCACCGGCAGAGTTGAAAGATGGGGAGATCGTTCTTCGTCCAGCTAACTTCCTGGAACAAATCGCAGAGAACAAGGGTAAAGCAGGGAAAAGCGGCATGACTGCTAGTAATCACCTGCGGTACATCGCTGGCTCAATCGGCCAGAAGTATGACGAGAAGCTTCAACAGTTCTCCGTCAAGCCGCACTTGTTCATCGGACGTAAGTACAACACTAGTGAAGAACTAAGTGGAATCATAGTTGAGATGATGAAGCAGCAATGGCCCACTATCTTCAACTCTGCCCTTGAGTATGATATCAAGAACCGTCCCGCTAACACCAAGCTCATCTACTTTGAAGGTTCTATCGGTACGACTGATATTCCTTTCAGAACCGCTGGAATCGATAAGGTTACAGAAGATGAATTGGCTATCGAGCAAGGAAACAAACACAAGAAAGTGGTAGGCAAACCTGCCGTTTCTAAAGCTCAGTTAGAGGCAGCTGCAAATGAAGAAAACTAAGGCATTAGTACGTTCATATCCTAAAGTCGAGATTGTAAAGATCAACAAGAACGGTGCTCCTGTTGGGGCAAACTATCGTCTTTACATCAATGGAGTTAAAGTGCCTTATGTAAAGCATTTTTCTTCATCGGTAGATGCTAGAGGAGTTGCGCAAGTATGTATCACTATGTACGCGGACATCTCAACTAGAAGCGAAAAGAAAACCAAAAAGACCAAATAATTATGGTATAATAGAACTATGCCGCATTGCGGTAGTATTAAACTATGCCCTTATGGGTAGATGGAGAAAATTAATGGCTAACCCGAACATCAAGATCAATCTAGATTCCCTCAAAGAAAAACGCGAATGGAAACGTCACAAGGTTAAAGACGGAAGCAATCAATTCCGCATTGGACCTCCTCATGGCGAAACCAGTAATGGTTATCCCTATCGCAAATGGCAGATCATCTGGGGCTTGAATGACCCGGTTACTGGTCGCCAACGTCCTTATGCCTCTTCAATGACCACAGAGAAGAGATGCCCCGTTACTGAGCTTGTTGCTCAGCTAACAAAGAAAGCTGATGACATGAAGTCTGCTATGAAAGCAGCTGGTTCACCAGAATCAGATATTAAGGATCGTTTAAAAGACCTTAGTGAACTCATTTCACAACTTCGTCCTAAGACTGTCTATGTCTATAATGGCATTGATAAAGGCGGAGAAGTCGGTCTTCTTGAGCTCAAAACTACAGTTCACAAGAAGATGAAAGCGGAGATGAACCAATATGTTCAGGACTATAATCAAGATCCTACTAGTCTTAATGCTGCAGATGATGATTCTGGCGTATGGTTTAATGTACTTCGCACCGGTACGGGATTTGATACTGAATATGACGTCAAAAAATGTCAGACTAAAGTAAAGAATGCCACTGGCAAAGTATCCTTCGAAGACGACCGTAGTCCACTTCCTGAGCATATCGTAGAGAACTACGAAGAACTTGCTTATGATTTATCTACGATCTATCAGATCAAGACCTATGAAGATCTTGCTGAGATCCTCGAAGCCAACCTTCCCCATATCGTTGAAGCTTGCCCAGATGCAGGTCTCGACGAAGCGGTGTCTGCGCCAGTTATTGCAGCAGCTCCCAAGAAGCTCGCAAAGCCTCTTGGAACAAAGAAGGTTGAAACCAAGCTCGCTGATGAAGATGATGAGGACGCAGCTCCAGTTGGTGCTAACGTAGCAGCTGAAGACGACGATTTCATGAAAGAAGCGGAAGCAATCTTAAGATCTTAAGGAGACAATATGGCAACAAATGCACTGCTGGTTGTACAAAACCAGTTGCAGGCTATAGATGTAACCAAGATCGCTGAATACAGTAAGAAGTTGAGAGACATAGGGAGCATCAGTAAAATGATGGCTCCCATGTATCTTCGCGACTTTATCTTGGCTTACGATGCAACTAACAACTTATATGCCTCAGCTATACGATGCGACATCATGGCTACAACTGCCTTAGATACCGTCAAGTCCATAGCATATCTAGACAAGGCCAAAGAGTATCTTGTCGCAAGGGGTATAAAAGAATCGTCAGAGGCTCGTAAACAATATGTAGACGTCGATCCAGATGTTATCGAAGCCGCAGACGTGAAAGCGAAGACGTCGGCACTCGTTCAACTCCTGCGAAACAAGATGCAGGAGTTTAGAATGGCGCACGACGATGTGAAGAAAATGACTTACGGAGACGGATATATGTCTCCAGATGAAGGAATGTAAGATGAAAGTTTTAGCTACAAGAGCATCCAGAACGGACACAAAGGTTACTATTACAACTAATAGGTTGTTTGATGTTCTTAGTTACACAGCAGATGAGTTAGATGCTGGTGACCAATTTATCTTGACTTTTAGAAAAGGCAAGACAATATTCCAAACTGTGTTTACTGCTTCAAGAGGCGGAAGAACATTGTATGGTTCACTTCCTAGTGGATTTAGAACACCGTCCGTTGGTTATCCTGTAACTGTTAAAGTTATCTCAGCAGAAGGACTTAATAGAGATGTCTAATAAATGGATGTCGATCCTCACCGAGGACTTCGGTAAGGTAGCGGCTGATCTTCCGGAACCTACAGATT